GACAGTACCTGCCTGGTTTTGAAGAAGTATTACGCTCATGGATACAACTCTACTAAGTTGGAGTGGAAATTGGGGCTATGCTTATTGTAGCATGCCTGGGCCTATTTCTCAATAGACAATAGGCAAACACCTCCATTCCCATACAGGAAGGAGGTGTTACCTATAGTTTCTTACTATCGAACCGACTTAGTAGTCAGAGGAGCCGTCCATCTCTTCAGTGCTCTGATTACGAGCCCTGCGGGGATGGGTTGGAGTTGGGCGCACACCATTGATCTCGCGACCGGTGTCTGCATCGGTACCAGTCTCGATAGCGGTTGCAAGAGCCTCAGCTGCCTGGACCGCAGTGGTCGTGGCGTCTGCTTCATCTCTAGCATTTCTTTCAAGGATCAACAATAGGTTGTTGAACTGGCGACGAAGCTCGTCAAACTCCTGGCTGCTCACGTCGGAAACGACTTTTCTTGCTCTAGCCATGATTTATATTCCTTACTCCTCGTCCTTTTTGAAGAAAGACTTCTTTTTCTTGGTAGACTTCTTCTCAGCACGGGGTTTAGATTCAGTTGTTGATTCAGCGTCCTCGGGCTTCTCTTCAACCTTTACCTCTACCACCTTCTCTACCTTCTTAGGGGCAGGGACTGGCTTTGGCTCTGGCTTTGGCTCTTCCACAAACATCCTGTTAGGGCGCATGCGGGAGTAAGCCTTGACAACGGGAACGTAGCTTTCATCTACGAAAGCATCCCCATTCTCATCGAAGTCGAGAACAAGTCCATCACCCACAACAAACAATTTGTTGCGCATGCTGTTACTATGTACTTTCACTTTCTTCATTAGTATCTCCTGGTTCGGAAATGAATTTTGCTCTTTGGTAGAGTTCAAGAACAGGTCACGTTTAAGCTCCCCCGCTCTTTTACCCTTCTTGGCTTTGGATTTCTCCTCACCAAGTCCAGAGATGTCGTAGTTAATCTTGACACCACCTGGATCCTCGTCCCCTTCTCTTGACGAACTAAGTTCATCTCGGGAACGAAATAGGCAAGAGGTACAGGTATCAGCGTCCGTTGCCGGAAGCTCTTTTTCACACCAAAGACATTTGCCCATTAGAACAAGTTGAAGTAGGGGCCAGGAAAACCTAGCCCCTACTCATCCTTTATCGAACTTCGAGACGACCAATGTTGATCATGCGGATCCACTTCTTAGGAGCGAAGAGGATTGGAGTACCGTACAGAAGGATCATCCAGCGGTAAGCTGGGCTGAGAACTGCAAGGTCCATCTTCATCATAGGCATGAGCTGACGGAACGTAAGTACCGAAGGTGTAAGCTCGCCCAAGTACGCCGTGGAGGTGAACGGAAGGGTAAGGTTTACATCGTTGTATACCGTGGTGCCGGAAGCAGCCTGGTCACCACAAGGGACCTGAGCGATGAGCGAGTAGCTAGACAGATCTGCAGGAACGCCTGCGGCAAGCTTTGCCTCAGAGCGGTACAGACGGTAGTACTCAGGTGGGAATGCACCGATAGAACCAGCATTCGTAAGGGTTACAACGACGTGGTTACCCGCGTCCTTGTTAGCCTGCGAAATGGTGGTTACGGCAGCCTGAACTGGGGAAGCAGCGGACTCACCGAATCGGTTACAAGCGGTTGCAACGTAAGATACGTTGGTATCGCCAGCTGGGGCACCCTTGTTGTGGTCTCCGTCCGTACCCGCCAACGAAGTTGCGACGAGCTGGATAAGAGCAGCAGGGGCGTTTGCAGAGGTTGCATTAGCAGGAGGAGTTGGGTTCTGACGAATGAATACGTCTGGGTTGAACTCAATCACGCCAGCCTGGGTGCTGATTGTCTGGATGGTGTTACCAACCTGACCATTTTGTGGTGCAGGTAGGCTGATACGCTCACGTGGGTAGAACGTCTTCACAAGGTCCGACATGGTGCGGGTACCAAGGAAGATATCGGTTGGGAAACCGAAGTTCTCGATTACCTCGTTAGCAGCCTCTTCAAGATCAGCTTCCTGGATGGAGTTACCCTCCAGGTCGAGAACCTGAGATGCGTCTACGAGAGAATCAAGGCCGTCCCACTGCTCTGCTTCTCCGTCGAAGGAGAGAGAGGAGTCACCCGAGAACAGGTTACGCTCAACCTGCTCAAGCAGCCAGAGAATACCCGACTGGTTCTCAAGAGCGATCAAGTCGCCATGAGCTGGGTGAACGAGGGATGCCTGATGCGTGACCTCGCGAGTTGTACCAAGGAACTTAACAAGCTGTACGCGACGTGCGTAGCTAGTATCCGTCGCCTGTGGAAGTTCACCTTCCTGGACGAATGGATTCTGGCTTCCGCCGTAATTTACAAGCTGGTTGTATTCTTCAACGGTCGAGTAAGCTGGGCTCTTGGGGATCTTCTTCCAGAACTTGATGTGGGAAGAGGTGTACGTGATTACCTTAAGTGACGCTTCAAGTGACTCGACACGAAGTGCGGAACCACCTGTCTTGCCAGCGCCTGTCTGGTAACCAGCCTCAAGGGCTTTACTCAGCTCAGCAATATCCTGATCAGTGCCTGCACCGAAACCGGACATACCTGCCGTAGAAGTCTGAAAGGATTTTAGACCTACAGTCATTTTATTATCTCCTATTATCTTCTATGATTTAGCGACCGGAACGGTACGCACGAACGGTTGAATCCAGCTCTGGGGACAGAACGTTGGTGGACTCAAACTTAACAACCTCAGTTGCACTGAGATCACCCGACTCGACCATTCGAGTCATGGTGTCAAGAACCTGGGACTTGGAAAGCTGCTCACCCTCGGGTGCAACAGATCCACCTGCGCCGAAGCTCTTGTCGATGGCCTGAGCGGACTTAGGCGCACGCGCTGGCGTGGACTCAAGCTGCTCTACTCGCTGTGCCTGCAGGGTAAGAACCTCTGCAAGACCTGCGATGGACTTAGCAAGCTCAGCGTTGTATGCACGCTGCTCACCGTGTGCTGCCTGGAGGGACTTCTCGATGCGCGTTTCAACGCCACGAAGAGCCTCACCGTGGACATCAGCCCAACCAGAAAGGAACGAGGAAACCTCAAGACCCTTAGCTACATCTTCATTCTCAGAAGCTGCATCTTCGAGGGACTTACCAAATGGCTTACCCTTCTTTTCGTCCTTGTCGTCGTCCTTGTCATCCTCATCCTTGTCCATCGACTTCTTACCGGTACCGGAGAAGTTGGTGAACATTCCGCCACTCTTTTCGAGGGCTAGTTCGATAAGGGCACGCTCGGTCGAGGTAATTGCCTCGCCCTTTGCGACCTTTTCCATTACAGACTTTACCATCTCGGCGGAACCGGAGTAATCCGTTCCATCCTCGCTGACACCGTCTGTTGCTCCATCTTCAGGGGAAACACGCTGACCAGTTCCGGCCCAGGTTCCTGGGTCAGAGTTAGATGGCGTGTGGAATACCTGAGTTGATCCGCCGTCAGAACCGGCACCAACACCTGCATCGCGCATAGACTCGACGTGAGTCGTTGCGGTACCGCGAGAGTTGTGGCCCTTGGCAAGATCCTGGAGCGTTTCGAGAGCTTTTGAAATGCTCTCCTCTGCTACAGTCTTTTCTTCACTCATGATTAATGCTCCTTAAAAAAGCTCAAACACTACATTTGCGACAGCCACTGCAGCTTCCTCCGTAAGTCCTTGGGACTTCTGGAGATGTTCTACAGTCTCGTCGTAGGTTAATGCCTTGCAAGTGCGATCCTTTTTGACGCCACCTTCAAGACTCTCGGGAACAAGCGGGGAACCCCCACCTGCAGTTAGAGCCTTCTCCTCGTCTTCTTCTGCCTCGTCGGCAACCTCAGACTTGGTTAGTGCCCATTTATCTGCGGACAGCGATTTTGCAATCTCTGCCCACGTAGTCGTATTTACGGGAGCTGGGGTAAGTGCGATATCTTGTATCCAACACTCACTGATTTCTTTACCAGCTCTTCTCTTTACTTTGCCCTGGATAGAAAAGCCAACCTTACGGGAGGAGCCAGACGCGCTAAGGGAGTTCATAAGCTCCCAGTACTCGTCTGCCTTCTTGTGGTTGTTGAAAAGGAAACCCTTTACCCACAATCCGTTCTTGGTTACTTTACACTCAGTTGGCTCACCAACCTTGTGCTCCGGGCCTGGCTTGTGATCGTCATTGAGATATCCGTGCTTTAGGAAGTACGAAAAGTCAATGCCGTTCTGTCGTACAATCTCTCCCTGCAGATCGCGAGCGTCAGTGGATGCAATTCCTTGAATCCAACGCTTACCATCTTTCTTTCCACCCTTGGAAATCTTCAGGGCGGTAGCAGGAACGAAGAATGTAAAGGTATCTTCGTCAATCCAGCCGTTATTCATAGAGTATTACCTTTTAGTAGAATAAAAAAGGGAGCGCCCGGCAACTTTACGTGTCGGGTCGCTCCCTATGATTGGAGGACATCTATTATGTATAGAGAAACCCTCCTAAGGCGGAGACCTTCAAGCTTCCCTTATAGTATACGCGATATTATACTACTGTCAAATAAAATAGTGATTTATTTGTATAATTTATATGTAGTATTACTTATGGCGACCTTCGCCAGCAAAACTACGCAAATACAGGGGAGGGGACTTCTCCTTGGCTATAGACTTCACCATGTCTACGTCCATCTTGACGGGGATAGGGATCTCTTCTCCACAGCCCTTACAAACCGCACGAGCGCCCTTCTCCTCTGAGATGAGTAATATCTTGGTCCTCATCTTGATCTCGCCATCGACGCTCTTCACGACCATCTCGTGGCACTTGGAGCAGGCTAGGAAAACGGTATTATTCATTCGCTGCTTCCTCTACATGTACGAACTCTTCTAAACCCTCTGGGATAAACTTATCACCAAAGCTTTTTACAACACTTGCGAAAGTTCCACCATCTTGTGTCAGATCAAAACTTGCAAAAGACATATCATAGACATTCACGTTTGCTGGGGTTCCTTCACGATCGTAGAAATCTACAGAGTTATTGGTAATAACACCATAGACCGTTTCTCCAGTAGCAGCCTCTACGGGCACTACAGAGCTAGGTACGGGGTAGTGAGACTTGACCAAGGGGTATACCTCGTCATCGAAGCCAGTATCCACAAACTCATAAGCCCTATGTCTTACTGGCATAGGAATCTCTATGGATCGGGAAAGCTCCTCTTCCATATCAAGCTGGGCATTCTGGTACTCGTTCATCTTCTCAGTCAGCTCT